CTATGAACAGATGCTGAAGGCGTTGCCACCTACGCAACGGCGACAGCTACTAGAAGGTGATTGGGAGGTTGCAGAAGGTGCGGCCTTCACAGAGTTTGATAGGAACATCCACATTATTGATCCTTTTGAAATCCCGATACACTGGGATCGTGTTAAAGGCATTGACTATGGATATGCTTCAGAATCAGCTTGTGTCTGGGGTGCAATAGATAGAGATGACAATACGTTAATAATATACAGAGAACTCTATCGAAAAGGACTATTAGCAACAGATCTAGCTCAACTGATTACTGAAATGGAATTAAATGATCCAATGGGCGTTCCGGGCGTATTAGACACAGCGTGTTGGAATCGCACAGGGCAAACAGGCCCAACAGTTGGAGAAACGCTCGTAAAGGCTGGACATAAGCTAAGACGAGCAGACAAAAACAGAGTTGCAGGAAAGATTCAAATCCATGAATACTTAAAAGTTCAGCAAAGCGGAAGGCCCAAATTACAAATATTTAATACTTGTCCTAACCTGATACGCGAACTACAAAGTATTCCTCTGGATAAAAGCAATCCTGAAGACGTAGATACCCACGCACCAGACCATGCGTATGATGCGTTGCGGTATCTTATTATGTCTAGGCCGCGCATAGACGATACCTTTAGTCGTATGCGTCAGCTACATCGTGAAACTATTTATCAACCTTCAGACGGGACATTTGGATATTAATGGAAAAAAAAGTTTGGCGACCTCTTAATACTTGGGGAATATATACTTTAGGCACAACGATTGGTTTTACAATAATATATACAATCATTAGCCTAACACCAATGGGATAAACATGGCAGAAAAGAATACTATAATTGATAGCGCAAACAGTCTTTACTTTGAACCAGTAGAAAATGAAGATGGTCTGTCTATTAATGCAAATGCTCAAGTCAAATCAAATCTTGCTGGTCTTGTTGAAGCACGGTTTGCAGATTCTAAGATGGCTAGAGACTCTGACGAAAACCGTTGGATTACAGCATATCACAACTTCCGTGGAATCTATCCAAAGAACGTAAGATTCAGAGAATCTGAAAAGTCTCGTGTATTTATTAAAGTTACGAAGACTAAAGTGCTTGCGGCTTTTGGACAGCTTATTGACGTAATTTTTGGTACAGGTAAGTTTCCAATTGGTGTAACACATACTCCACTGCCCGAAGGCGTTAGTGAGTATATGCACCTTAGTTCTGAAGGAGCGCCCGGAATTGAAACAAGTGCGGCAATGCCTGCTCCTACAGAAAAAACAGAGCCACAGCGTCCAGAAGGCGGTGTAGGTTATGCTGGAGATGGGCGAGTATTAAAAGCAGGCGCTAGAATGACTGCTGGACAAGGAATATTTGAAGACTTAGAAACTGCGAATAACATAACCTTTGAAGCAGGGCCAAACCCAATTCCAAATATTCCTGAGATTTCTCCAGCTAAAGAAGCCGCAAGAAACATGGAGAAGCTTATTCACGATCAGATTGATGAGTCAGGCGGTTCTACAGAACTACGCAACGCAATCTTTGAGGCTACGCTTTTTGGAACAGGTATTGTAAAAGGCCCGTTTAATTTTAATAAAACTCTTCATCGTTGGGAAGATGGTGAAAATGGTCGTGAGTATATGCCTATTTCTGTGCGTGTACCCCGCATTGAGTTTGTAAGTATTTGGGACTTCTTCCCCGATCCTAATGCTACATCTATTGAAGAATGTGAGTATGTAGTACATCGGCATAAGCTTAATCGCTCTCAGCTTAGGGCATTGCGAAAGATGCCATACTTTAACGAAGATGCTATTCGTGATTGTATGATGCTTGGCCCCAACTACACAGAAGAAGACTACGAGTACGAACTTAAAGACGATCAGCGTATGTCAGATATGGGCGCTAGTCGTTTTGAAGTCCTTGAGTATTGGGGCTTGATGGATGCAGAGTATGCTAAAGAAGTTGGTATTGAACTTCCAGAAGGAGTAGACATTCTTGATGAAGTACAGATTAATGCTTGGATTTGTAATGGCCTTGTACTCAGGGCTGTTATTAATCCCTTTACGCCATACCGTATTCCCTATAACGCATTCCCATACGAAAGAAATCCCTATAGTTTTTTTGGCGTAGGTGTAGCAGAAAACATGAACGACAGTCAGCAGATTATGAATGGTCATGCAAGGCTGGCAATTGACAATTTAGCCCTTAGTGGCTCGTTAGTGTTTGACGTAGATGAGACTATGCTTGTTGGTGGACAAAGCATGGAAATTTATCCCGGCAAAGTCTTTAGGCGTCAGTCGGGTATGCAAGGCCAAGCTATTCATGGATTGAAGTTTCCGAACACATCTCAAGAAAATATGATGATGTTCGATAAGTTCAGACAGCTTGCAGACGAACAGACAGGTATTCCTAGCTATTCGCATGGTCAGACAGGCGTACAGAGCATGACTCGTACAGCTTCTGGTATGTCAATGTTGCTTGGAGCGGCCTCGCTCAACATTAAAACAGTCGTAAAGAATCTTGATGATTTCTTACTAAAGCCTTTAGGCAAAGCATACTTTCAGTGGAATATGCAGTTCTTTGATGGAAATCTAAACACTGTTGGTGATTTAGAAATTAAGGCTATGGGTACAAATAGCCTCATGCAAAAAGAAGTAAGAAGTCAGCGGTTGACGATGTTTCTTCAGACGGCTCAAAACCCAGCTATTGCACCATTCGTTAAAATGTCTAAGCTTATTAGCGAACTGGCGTACAGTTTGGATCTTGATCCTGACGAAATTCTCAACGATCCCGAAGAAGCGGCTATTGCCGCACAGATTATAGGAATGCAAAATAATGTTGGACAAGCAACTGGCGAACAGGCTGATCCCCTTAGTCAACAACCCGGAAATGTGGGAACCCCTGAAGGAACACCTCCAGAACCTACGGATGTTGGAGTTACAGGCACTGGCGATGGAAACATCGGAACGGGAGCTGTTCCGCAGGCAGGGGAAAGCGAGTTCTCTGGCTAATCTCCTTACATTAAAAGAACAAGTAATTCAAAGACGAAAGGACAAAGACGATGGCTGAAGCATTTCCAGATTTAAATAAAGACGGCGAAGTAACACAAGCAGATGTATTGATGGGTCGTGGAGCTTTTGCTGAAGGTAGTCAAACTAATCAAAAATATAAAAAAATAACAATAAAAGATGAAGACGGCGATGATAAATTTTTTCTTGTACCTAAAGATACGAATTTAAATAAAACAACTATAGTTCAAGAAAAAAATCAAGATGATTTTAATGACAAATATAAACAAATAAAATTTAAAGATAAAGATGGAAAAGATAAATTTTATTATGTGCCTAGAGATATGTTTAATGTAGGTGGCGAAACATCTTTAATGGTTCCACCGGAAATGGAGATGCCTGTTGAAGAGCCTCCAGTAGACACTTACGACAACATTAGCCCAGAAGAAGAAATGCAACAGGCTGAAGATATGCTTCCAGACGATGAGATGGAAGAAGAGTACGTAGATTACGTAGCTGAAGAAGTATTAGAACCCGAAGAGCAAGAATATTTATTTAAGGTTCTAGACGAAGATCCAAAACTAGAAGGAATCTTAGATAAAATTATTCTTAATGCAACAGAATTTGCTGGTTCTGGGGAAGTTGAAGGCCCCGGTACTGGCATATCAGATTCGATACCCGCAAGGTTATCGGATGGTGAGTTTGTAATCACCAGAAAAGCGACTGACCAAATAGGCGCAGACAATCTCCAGAAAATGATGGACGATGCTGAACGTGCTTATGATGGCGGTCTTATGGGCATGGCAAACGGCGGTGAAGCTGGCACAAACCCTTTCGTAAATCCTGAAGAGATGTATGGAGTTCCAAAGGATGGAGAAGAGGATATTGAACGTCAAATGCTTTACTCAAGCCGTATGCCTAGTTTAATGAACCGATAAGGCTACCTAGAAATTTAGCCCCTTATCATTTTATAACCTTGAGGCCACCTTGTAGTATCAAGACCCTGTGTTAGAAGCGCAATAACACAGCTACCTTGAAAGACAACAAGCCCCAGAAAGGAGAAGTGACATGAGTGAAGAAGAGCAAGCGAATCCGTACAATGCTAGAAAGTCTTGGCATACACAAGACGCTAAAACTACGAGCAGTGCAGATTCATTATTTTTTGAGGAACAAGAGGCTACTTCCGAAGACGGAACCCCTCAAAATGAAAATCGTCCTCGCACCAATTATAAAAAGAGGTATGACGATCTAAAAAAACATTACGATCAAAAGATCTCTGAATTTAAACAACGCGAACAAGAACTAGAGGCTATGGCACGATCTGCCCAACCGCAGTATCGACCGCCAAAGAGTGCCGAAGAACTTGAGCGTTTTAAATCAGAGTATCCTGATCTATATGATACTGTCGAAACAGTTGCTCATATGAGAAGCGAAGAGCAGATGAGCGCTCTTCAAAAAAAGCTATTAGCAATTGAAATGCGTGAGGCCGAAATCTCAAAGCGTGATGCTGAAATAGCTCTTAGAGAGCGACACCCTGACTTTGAAGATATCAGGGGTGATGACAACTTTCACGAATGGGCTAAGACTCAGCCTGAAGAAATTCAGCGTTGGATCTACAAAAACCCAGATAATGTTGGATTAGCTAGTCGTGCAATAGATCTTTATAAGATGGAAAATAATATTGCTATTAAGAAATCTTCTCGTCCGTCACAACTTTCAAAGTCCAATGCGGCTGACATGGTATCAACAAAGACTACCGGCGTTGAGCCACGCGAAGCTAAGATTTGGACACAACGGGAAATTGCCGCCCTGTCTATGGATGAGTATGATCGTTATGAAGCAGAAATTGATCGTGCCATCGAAGAAGGACGGGTAGCAAGATAAACTTGTCTTTTAGGAGATTTTAATCATGGCTTATAATGTTTCAGATCAGTATTTTGAGCCAGCAACTGATACAAATGCGAACTTTGCAAACTCAGTTTCTGGTCAAGCTAACTCGTTCTTCCTTCCTGCTGTCTATTCAAAGAAGGTACTTAACTTCTTTCGGAAAGCTTCAGTAGCGGAAGCAATTACTAACACCGACTATGCTGGTGAAATTACTGCTTACGGCGATACAGTACGTATCATCAAAGAGCCGGTAATCACCGTTTATCAGTACGAGCGTGGTGCAGACGTAACCTCAACTAAGTTGACCGATCAAGAAGTCACCCTCGTTGTCGATACGGCGAACGCATTCAAGTTCATCGTTGACGATATCGAAACTTCTATGTCTCATGTCAACTTTAAGGAAGTCGCGTCTTCTTCAGCCGCTTACGCACTGCGTGATGCTTTTGATGAAGGTGTGATTGCCACTATGTTTGCTGGCGTTTCTGCGGCTACTCCGAACCACATCCTTGGTTCTGACAGCGCTACTGACTTGGCGGCTGGTACTTTTGATGGTGTTGGTAATCTTGATATCGGCTACGCTTCTGGTGAGCATGATCCTATTGACGTTCTTTCACACATGGCGCGTCTGCTTGATGAGCAGAACATTCCAGAAGAAGGTCGTTGGTTCCTTGCTAATCCTGAGTTCTACGAGCAACTGGTACAAAGTAGCTCTAAGCTCTTGAGCGTTGACTTCAATGCAGGCCAAGGCTCCATCCGTAATGGTTTGGTAAGCTCTGGCAAGTTGCGTGGTTTTGATATGTACAAGACCAACAACATTGCGGCGACTACATCGGCGGCTGGTAAGTGTATTGCTGGACACATCTCATCCACCTGTACTGCACAAACTATTGTGAATACAGAAGTGATTCGTGATCCATCAAGTTTTGGTGATATTGTACGCGGCCTCCATGTATATGGTGCTAAAGTACTCCGTCCAGAAGCCCTCGTTTCGGCTTTCTACGGTATCGACTAAAAACAATAGGGGGATGAAATACTCCCCCTTTTCTTTACTGGAGATTAGTAATGCCACAGATTGGAAGTGAACAACGGCCAATTAGAATGAGTCCTAAAAGAACAACTAAGGTAAGCGGTCAGTACCTTAAGCATGAAAACCGTCAAAAATACGAAGACAACTATGATCGTATTTTTAGAAAGAAGGAGAAATAATATGGCAATGCACGGCGACAAAAAGAAGATGGCTATGGGTGGTGGTATGTATGCTCGTGCTAAAGCTGGAAAGGGCGGTATGAAAAATCGTTCTATGTATATGGAAGGCGGTAAAGTCTACAGCAATATCCGTGATATGGAAGAAGCTCATAAGGGGCCTGACTATAACGAGTCTATGCGTCAAAAATGAAAGTCCCTGCTCCTGATGGCTACCACTGGATGAAGAGTGGTAAAAGCTACAAACTAATGAAAGACCCTAAAGATGGCTTCAAGCCCCACAAAGGTGCTAGTAAGTCAGCCAGCTTTGAAATACAAAAGGTTCATAAAAAATAATGGCGACTACATACCTACAGCTTACTAACGAACTACTAAGAGAAATGAACGAAGTTGTCTTAACTTCAAGTAATTTTTCTTCTGCTATTGGAATACAGGCGCACGTAAAAGACTGTGTTAATCGTGCATATCTTGACATTGTTCTTGAAGAACCTCAGTGGCCTTTTCTTGCTGTAGGTGAAAGCGGTGCTACAGATCCGTTGTATGGTAATGTAACTGTAGAAACTGTTGCTAATCAGCGTTGGTATGAACTAAAAGCTTCAAGTTCATCTTTGGTAGATGACTATGGTTATGTAGATTGGGATGACTTTTACATGACTACAGTAGGTGTATCAGGTGAAACAGCCCCTTACGTCAGTCAAAACCTAAAGTTTATAACCTTAGAAGAATGGAAAGACTATCATCGTGCAGAAGAAAATGCTGATGATGCTGAAAATGCTAATGGTGGAGAGCCAAAAAGAGTATTTCGTAGTAGTGATGGACGTAACTTTGGATTGAGTCCGATACCTGATAAAGTATATCGCATTCATTTCTTTGCGTTCAATCAGGCTACAGAACTATCAGCCCACAGTGATGCAATTGTTTTTCCAGATGTATATAAAACAGTATTGCTTTCTAGAGCCAGATATTACGTGCATCAGTTCAAAGAAAACATTCAGCCAGCCGCATTAGCCTTAGAAGAGTATCGTAGAGGCTTACGACTTATGAAGAATGCTCTAATGTTCCCAGCACCTAAGTACATCAAAGATGATCGCATGAGGCTTGTCTAATGTCTCAGGCTTTTGGTTTTTCATGCAAAGGCGGTTTAAATACAAACTTAAACTCTATTGAGATTTTAGGCAACCCCGGTTTTGCAAAAGTACTAGAAAATTTTGAAGTAGATCCAGACGGAGGCTATAGACGCATAAATGGATTTACAGCCTATGGTACTGCTCGCCCAAATGGTTCTAATGCTATTTTGGGTATTCAGCCTTATGGTGATGGGGTTGTTGTGTGTTCTGGCACAGATATTTTTTTTAGTAATGATGGCGATTCGTGGCTACAAATAAATAGAAGTGCAGTTTCAAATAGCGGTGATAATTATACAGCCTTTACAGGCCGATCAACTTTAACGCGCACAGACCAAGGCCAGTGTCAATTTGCATTGATTGAAGGCGCGGCATATAATTATGGTCAGCTTGTAATTGCAGACGGTGCAAACAAACTATATATATTTCG